GCGGGGTCGTGGGTCAGGTTCCACGTGCTGTCATCGCCCGGTCGGATCTGAAACTCCTGATCCTGTGAACCGCTGGTATCGATGCCGACGATGTTGTCACGGATCGCGATCACCTCGAGGTACGTCGCCTCATTGCCATCGAGATCGATCTGGTAATCCCCATCGAGTCCGCTCTGCACTGCGCTGGTCGACATCGACACACGTGTGCGCAGCCAGTGCGACTGATTGGCGAAGTCGCGGCACGCTGTCACGAACGCACGTTTGAGCGTCGCAGTCGGGCACTTGCGCACAATCTGCGCGATCTCGCGCAGTTGATCGAAGGTATCGACGAATTCCATGGATCACTTCCCTGGAGATTCGGAGACCCTGGGCGCCACCGCGATCTGCGACGTGGACTTCAGACCGAGAATCTGTTTCCACTCATTCATGTAGTACGCCTCTTTCGTGGGGTCGTAGCGCTTGCTGCTGATCGCGTACGCACGCGCCAGCATGAAGTTCACCAGCGCGTGCTGGTTCTCGTCACCCACAGGCAGATCGTCGCTGGGATCAGTCACCTCAGGCGGCACCGCGCCGTAGGCACCGAACACCGCGACACCTGAACCCCCTACGTTCGGTGGCGTCACGTAAAAACGCGTCGGGTCTTTCGGGTTGAAGGCCCAGTTCTCGACTTCCTCTTCAGCTTGATCGACTGGCCAGAAGCGATTCGCTTCCTGCAGCAAGTCCTTGTCGACCTGAGTGCACACCTTGCCACTGGCGACGTTGTGCGTGATGTCGATCAACGAGACGCCATCTTCGGGCAGCGTCTGCAGAATGCCCGCTACCAAATCGATGCCCCCGTGCACGACGTAGAAGTCCTTCTTCACGTTCGCGGTGGCGCGCAAGGCCTCGTTGAGGAAGCCCAACAGGTCGGCAGGCGAATACGCCGTGCTCGCCGCATCCAGCATGACGCGGCGAACCTCGTTGATCGGCACCGCCGCCAGCATCTCAGCCCAGGCTTTCCTCGGGTACGCGCTTCATGTTCTCGACCGACTGCTGGTGTGCAGCCGCGAGTGCCATCACGCGTTTGCGCATCTCCTTCACGTCGATGCTGCCCGGCAACTCGGTCTGGTACTCGACCATCGCGAGGTCGATCAGTTCGGCCTTCGAGAGCTTGCCGAGATCGACCACCTCGTCGACATCGATCGCTGTGTTGATGATCCGTCGAGCCCCGGGCTGCCGCCCCATCGACTTGAGCCACAGCATGCGCTCTTCCAGCGACGCCTTCGGGTCACCGCTGTAGATCACGTACCGTGCGCTCTTGTGGCGCAGGATGCGCTTGACGTTCGGCATCAGCCGTCCGTCGTCGATGTTGATCAGCAAAGGGTTCGCCTTGTCTTGCGCGGAGCGTGCCCGCGCATCGGAGATCTTTGCATCTTGGCTTTCGGTAATCACTGGTCACCTCTCAGATGGATGAAAGCCGGCACCTTGTGGGCGCCGGCTCTTGCGGTCAAGCGGTCGTTCAGCCCTTACGAGCCGGTGGGGCCGCCAGGGGTATAGGCGCGCTTGCCACCGCTGCCGGCAACCGAACTGGCTTGCTTGTAGCTGGGGGTACCGCTGGGGTAGCGCGCCTTCGCTTTGCCACCGGCTTTCGCCGTCTGGCTGGTCACGGTTTCGGGCGTGGTCTTGATCGGCATGCCCGGACCGTAGGGGTTGCTCGTCTTCATCATCGCTGGTTCTCCTGTCAGTTGCGACGCGAGTTGGATGGGGCGAACCCCATCCTACCCGACATCAGGCCGGCGTGATCACCGCGGTGCCGACGTACTTCGGCTCGATCACCTCGAAGCCGAAGACCATCAGGCCGCGGATGATGTAGCCGAAGTCGTTGGGGTTGTCGATCATCTGGCACTCGATGATCTGGGCCGCGAACGTCACACCGGCGCTGTGGCCGAACATGGCGTAGTACGCGGGACCGGGCGACGTGAGACGGAGCAGGTTGCGCGACTGGTAGATCGTGAACCGATCGATGTCGCCGACCTTGCCGTTGCGCAGAATCGACGTGCCGTCGCCTGCCAACGACGCGATCTTCAGATCGCTCTTCTTGATCGCAGCCACCGCCCACGGGGGCAGCACCAGCCAGCGGCCTTCGTCGGGCACGTTCTGCTCGTCGAGCACCGTGCCCAGGTCGACCACGAACTCGACCGACGTCGTCTTGCTGAACCCGAACGGCACGTTGGCCGTGCCGAGATTCAGGCCTGAGTCGACGCCAGCGCTCGCGCCCTGGTTGTCGGACGACACGTCGGCCGGGATCGTCTCGAGGACTTCCGCGTCCACCGCGATGCGCAGCTGGATGCTGCCATCGTTGGCGAACACGTCGGCCATGTCGATGTCCGACTGACGCATGTCGACCAGCTGCAGAGCGATCGCGAAGGCTTTCGCCTGATCGATCGCCAGCGTGACCGAGTTCGACGACGGGTACAGCGGGGTCAGGCCATTGCCCACCACGTAGTCCACGACGGTGATGTCGGGCACGGTGCGGATCTTGACCTGCGCGCCGAAGCCCGCGATCTCGCCCTCGTAGTCGGTCGAGCAGATCTCACCGAAGACGGTGGTCTTGTAGAACTTCTCGACCAGTTTGCCCGAGTAGATCTCGGGGTCGTAGTTGATGACACCGGCCGGAGTCGGGTCCGGGATGCCTGTGTTGCGTGGAACGCCCATGTTGAATCACTCCAGAAGGAAGGTTGAAGACTTCACCGCCGTGCGGCGATGCGGAGCTTCTCCCGTGCCTCGAATGCAGCGCGTTCCGCTTGCGTGACCTTGCCGAGTGCCGCTCGCGCATAGAAGGATCGAACTTCGGCGTTGGTGGGCGCCCCTTGAGCCCCTCGGGGCGGGGTCGGTGCACCTGCGTCGTCGTTCTGACCACCTTCAGCGTGGGCAGCGATTGGAGGGGGCGGCGGGACCAACGACGCCTTGTACTCGGACATCAGTTCGACCGCACCCTCGTGATCGAGAGTGCGAACGGCTGCGTCAAGCACGTCCTGGCGCGTCTTCTTGCTGCCTGCTTTCACCGGTTCGGCGAGCCATGCACCCCAACCCTGCGACTTGTCCACCTCGAAGAAATCCACGTGCCCTTCCGCGAGCTTGTCGAGGAAGTGCTGCTTGGCCGCGCGAAACTCTCGTTCTGCGTCGCGGTCTTCGCGAGTGGATGCCTTCGTTGACGTCGGCGCTACTGGCGCGGCAGTCTTCACAGCCTTGTCGACTGCTTGCTGCGCGGCCTTCATCGCGACTTGGACGATCGCCGTGGCTTCGTCTTCACCGATCCGCTCGACGTCTTCGGGCGAGAAAAACTGCCCGATATCGATGCTGCTCGACGGTGAGGGGTTCTGCTTCAAAGCGGTGTTTTCGGTCTCCAATGTGGAGACTCGCGTCTCCAACTCGGTCACCTGCGACTCCATCCGCTCGATCTCCTCGGCGTGCTCGCGGCGCTCTTTCTGGAGCACCCCCATCATCACCTCGAAGCGCTGCATCCAATACTTCGGATCGGCGTGCCGGGGATCAGCGGGTGGCGTGTCGGGAGGGTTCGGCGTCGTGGCCGCAGGGGTTGCAGACGCAGCGTTCGCATCCGGTGCTGCCGGGGGTGCGTCCGGGTCCGCGGGCAAGTCTGCTCCCTTCGTCAACTCGGCAAGCTTGAGGTTGACCCTCTCGCTTTGTTCACGAATCGCGCGGGGGAGCCGCACTTCATTCAAGGCTTGGGGAGCCTGTTGCATTTTCTACGTCTCCACGATCCAGCGAAGCTGGGAGTCGTTGCTGTTTGGGGATGTGATCACCACGGTTCCCCTACTCCAAAGGTCCGTTCGAAAACCGCAACGTCTTCACGTTCCCTTGGTTCGACTTCAACGCGGTGCCACTGATGTTTGCGATCAGTTCGTCGATCAACGCCGCACGACCCTGCTGACGGTGCATCTCTGCACCCTCGAGAGTCAGCAAGCGCTGCTCGCAACCACCACGTTCAGTCATGAGCACGTCGATCAACGCTCGCGCATCCGGCGTCTTTGCGAAACGCTGGACAAAGGCGAATTGCGTTGGGTTCAAACGTACCACAGTGCGGAATTGTATGCCTCAATTGTCATCGGAGAGCAATTCCGCTGACAATCGAGCGGCAAGTTCTTGATTCTTGCGACGTTTTTGCTGGGTTTCCTTGACCGTCTGATCGGCCAACTCCAGGCGTTTTACGATCTGCAGCGCCTGCACCTGAGCCCGGGTTTCACTCAACTGGGTGCGCAACTCATCGATCTGCTCGAGCAGGTCTTCGTTGAGCGCGCGCACCACCAACTGGATGTCGATCGCTGGCGAGGGCGCAGCGGCCGGCTCGGATGCAGCCTTGGCGGGCTTTGGCTTGGGCGCGGGGGCTGGCTTGACGTCAACCGATACCGACGGCGCTTCGGGCGGCTGCGGCTTGCGCAGCAGGGGTTCGCGCTTGAGGCCCTCGAGCACCTCCATCAACGGCCCGCGCCGCGGCGCCAGGATCGGCGCATCGGGCATGTTGGTGATCTCAGGCGGCAGCGGCGCCTTCATCACCGCGCGTTCGGGCTTCAGGGGCCGGAAGACGATGTTCGGGTGCGCGAGGTACTTCGCTTGCGTGAAGTCATCGGCTGCTGGCGCGGGTGTCGGAGTGCCGACCGTGAGTTCGACATCGTGGCCGGTCAGCGTGTAGCGGCCCGCGGTGGTCACCAGCGTACGGTTGCCTGCTGTGCCTATCTCCAACCCGACATCGTTGCCAACGAGCGTGTAGCGGCCTGCGGTGGCCACCAACGTGCGCGCAGTACGCAACACCACGTCGTTGCCGATGAGCGTGTACCGACCCGTGGTGATCACCAACTGGCGGGTTGCGCTGAGCGTGACCGACTGCCCAACGAGCGTGTAGTGACCGGTGTCGATCACCAACTGCCGATCAGCACGCAACGTGATGCTGGCGCCTGTGAGTGCATAGACACCCGCGGTAGCAGTCAGCGCACTTGCTGAACTCTTCGTCAGACCGACATCGCTGCCGTTGAGCGTATACCGCCCTGGGGTGACCACCAGCTGACGCGTGGCCTGCAGACTGATGTCGTTGCCGATGAGTGTGTAAACACCCGGTGTCGTCGCCAGCGTGCTGGCTGTAGTTTTGGTCAGCGTGACATCGTTGCCAACGAGTTCATACCGCCCAACCACAGTCGACAGTTGCCGATCGGCACGCAACGTGATGTCATTGCCGATGAGCGCATAGACTCCTGCTGTGGCCAGCAGTTGTCGCGTAACGCTCAGACCAACACTGCTACCAACAAGCGAGTAGACCCCTGCGGTACCCAACACGGAACGCCCCGGGGCCAACCCGATGCTGCTGCCGTTGAAGGTGTACTGACCAGCCGTCAATACCAGTTGCCGTGTGGTACGCAGCGCGATGCTGTTACCGACAAGCGTGTAGACGCCCACGGTAACCGTGAGCGTGAACGCCGCAGCCCCTGCCGCGGGTTCAACTCGTACGAAGCTGAAATTCTTAACTCGTAGTTGCGGGAAGCTCATCTGATCTTCTCCGAGACACTCATGCCATCACCGACGCGCACGTGTTGGTAGTTGTTGAGCACAAGGGAGTCGAGTCTGCTACTTAACTCCATCCACGGATTCAGATCTGTGCTCAAGGCCGAGGTCAATGCAAAATCACTGGCTGCATCGTTTCCTGTTCGCAAGGTGAAACTACCAGCAGCAGTTGGCCCTTGCGCATGTGCTCCGATATCAAGTACGAGGCGCCACGGTTCGCTCAAAACGGTATTAGTCAAAGCAACGGTGCTGGTGCCGTTGCCGAAAATGCGGGTTACGTTACCCGTCGTGAATTCCGTTCCTGCGTTCGTCATCGAAGACGCAAGCGTCCCAAGACTACGGTCCCCCTGTGCCGAGAACGCCCGCAGGACGTACGCTAAGAAAGCATTATTGGTCCCAGCATTTTCGTGAGTCCGAATCACCATCGACAACAAAACCGATGCATCGAGACGCCTCGGTTTGAAGACCTGATTCGATGTGAATTGGTAGCACAGGATTTGCTGCGTCGTTGTTATTGGAACCGTGATCGCCGATGAGGTTGTCAACGCACTGGCAGCACTTTTTTGCGTCACCACATCCATAGGCAACCGCGTTGCCTGCCCAGTCTGCTCCCACCCAGCATCGAATGCTGGGTTATTCAGGGGCGCAATCGACCCTGAAGAGTGCAGATGAAAACGGGTCGGCATTGCTCACATCTTCACTACTGAAAAGGCATCTGCCTTGCGGTAGTAGCTGATACGAGCGTGATCGACAACCGCTTTCATTCGCTCGTCAAAGCTGCAAGTCGCGCCAGTTTGCTCCAAGGCCGCGGCTGTCATGCCGATCACTTCAGCCATGGCCTGGACTAGAACATCGCTCTCGATGTTCCGATCTCGTGCGAAACGCAGGATCGCCATCTTTACTTGCTCGACATCGAGATCATGAACACGATTCATCAGTCCCTCACTTGAACAGCGAAGATCCCATCGCGCTGACAGCGCGCGAAGTTCTTCGAGTAAGCGATGCCGGGTGGCGGTGGGTTCTTCGGGAATGCCGTCACGACGCCCGCGACGACGTTCCCATTTCGCTCGTGCTCCTTGATCTGCTCGAGCGCCTTTTGATCCAAAAAATCGTTGTTCAATTGTGGCTCCATAGGTGCAGGTTGTGGCCAGTCAACGTATTCGACGCACTCGCCGCGCTCCACGTCGCGGTCATGGCAAGTGCAGTATCCGCTGTCAGATCCACCGCCACGGCTGCGGGCGTGTCGTCGCCACCACTGCCATAGACACCATGCGCAGCCGCGCCAGTCGCGGAGCCTACGGTCGGTGCAAGAGCACTGCCGATCGTGACCGGACCAACGGCCATGATCGTGCCGGCACTGCCGTTCAATCTGGTCTGCAGCATGACGTCGCAACGCCACAGCGCGGCAGTGACACCGCTGCCACAGGTGATCGTGCCGCTGTCCCATAGCAGTGTTCCAGCGACCCCACCCCACCGCAATCGGAACCGCATCGTCGGCGTGCCCGTGGTGCTCAGACGACCCGACACCCGGTACTCGAGTGCGCGCCCATCGGCCATGTAGTTGGCCGGGATCGTGATGTTCGGCATCAAGATCGTTTCGGTCGTCGTGTTTGCGACAGCCGTGCCATCAGCTGTCGACCATGCGATGAGTTCAGCCCAGAATTGACGAGACATTTCCTTGTCCTTTCAACGCCCCAAACCAGGGGCAAAACCACGAGGCCGCAGCGTTTTCTTCTGCAGCTTGACATCCGCAGCTGCGGCCCCACCCGCTGCCGCCTTGACGACGAACGCAATGATCCCCCAATTGCCGAATGGGGTGGCATCGGCCGAGGTGATGTCGACCGACATGGTGGTCGTAGCACCGGTGGCCACAAGTTCGATCACCTGCATGGCTGCATAACTGCCGATCTGCGCACCTTCGGTTTCATAGCGTCCGGTCGATCCGCCGGCTGGCGTCACCAACGGAGCCGTGGCAGCGCTTTGGTTGTGCTGGAAGACGACGGCGATTACCACGTCGCCGGCAACCGTACCGGTCACATCGACGGTCGCGGTGCCAACACCAGATCCATCACACTGCCCGGTCGCGGTGAACGGAGTACCGGCTGGCGTCGTCTGATCGACACCCGAGTAGGAAACCGCACCAATCGTGGCTTCACCTTGAGACGCACCCCAATCACCTTTGGTTGTGTTGGAGCCAGCAGTAGGAGCAATCTTGTGCCAAGCCGAGACGCGACCATGCGTACCCAGCGCGAGCGACGCAATATTCGTGAACGCACCACCCGCTGCCGGGTGGTCCATGCTCGTGTGCGTGGTGTTGCTCACGTCGCCCGTGCCGATGAAGCCGAACAGGCAGTCCCCGCCGACGGTCCACGCGCCGCTGGTGAGCGTAGATACGCCCGCGCCTGATGCGGTGTCTGGGGTTACATTGTCGAAGGAGATCGACATCTACTGCGTCCAGAGGCTCGGAGACGAGGCGGGGAACGATGGATGATTCCCGCTGCCTGACTTGTCTGTCACATCACTCGGCGTCGGATTGAGATTCAGATACCACGGCGTGCGAACCGATCCGGGAGACGCAAGCTCAGTTGCGATGTCCGCTGTGTTTGCGATCGTTGGCGTGCCGCTGCTGGTGCCGACCAGCGCGTCGTAGAACTGATAGCCGCGCTGGATGCCCTTGAACTGTTCTCGGCCCTGATAGTTGCCCCAACTCGCAGAGTTGTCGCCATTCGGTGGGGCCTCGCCCGCAACGATGCACTTGGTGGCTGCTGGGTCCGAAGCAGCCCAAGTCACGTCATCGATTTGGTAGACGAAGAACCCGGAAGCACCTGCGGAAGAGATGAACAGATCCCAGTCATAGATGAACTCGTGATGGGTCGTCGTCGAGTTCTCGCGCCATGCCCTGAATACCTGCGTGTACCAACGATTCCACGTCGCTTGAGCACCGGCATTCGGGAACACCGGAGGAGTGTCGTTGAAATAGGCACTGATCTCCCAGTTTTGCCCGGTGTCCGCCGTATTGCCATCGAACGGGTAGGGGTGCGCGCCGTAGTACGGAGCCCCGAAATCACCGTAGCCACACCAGAAGAACGTCGTCCAGTAGTGCGGGTTTGAACCCGTCTTCGGCCCCTTCGGATAGATGCGGAAGATGTACGTCGCATCGTAGATGGCGGGTGGCGACAGCCAACGCAGCACGCGCTGCGTGTTCGTCTCCTCGTTGCCGTCCCACTCTAGCCCGGTCTCAGGCTGATTGCCCCCGATGCCACCGCGCGCCAGTTTGCGAGCGAACAGTTCGTCGGAATACGGCATGACTCACGGCACCCACTCACTGACGGGTGTGCCATCCCATTGAGGGTTATGCGGTGTACCACCGAACTTCTTGTCAGTGGTATCGCTCGGACGCGGATCGAGATTCAGATACCAGATGGTGTTCGCGCCCATCGTGGTCGACTGCGGGATGACCAATTCGTTCAAGATGTCGGTGATCGAGAGCGCTCCGCTGTAGAACTGCATGCCACGGATCACGCCTTTGAACTCTTCCCACCCGGGATACCCACCCCACGAAACGCCGCCCGCATCAGGCGCTTGTCCGACCATCAACGCTGGATTCGGCGGCACGACGCCGAGACCGGTGCTGCTGTAGGTGATCACCTTGCTCGTGTCTGGCAGGTCGAAGTAGAACTCATGGACGTAGTTGCTCCCGCTCTTGTAAGCGCGGAATGCTTGCGTGAACCATCGGTTCCACTGCACTTGATTGTTGCCGTTGGGATAGACAAAGGACTGATCACCGCAGTTGACGGAGATCTCCCAGTTCTGTCCGGTAGTCGACCCGAAACCGTTGAACGGGTACGGGTGAGCGCCATAGAAGGACGCACAGGATCCGCTGCCCCATGAAAATTCGCCCTTGTTGCCCCAGAAGAACGTCGTCCAGTAGTTGTAGCCGGTGTTCTTCGGTCCTTTTGGCAACACCTTGAAGATGTAGGTTGCCGGGTACTGCGGCAGCCCAGTGGTGTGCGGATTGGGCCAGTAGAGCAGATGCCTTGCCGTACCCGCTCCCGACCACTCGGCAGGTGCGTTACGAACAGGCCCTGACGAATCGCGTTCTC